TGTTGACAAAGTTTGAAGTGTTGTAAGCAAGGTTGGGAACACGGTTTGTGATCTTGCCATTTACCAAATAGTAGTTGGTGGCAAATCCAGGTTCTCTCCAAACTTGATAGCCGAATTCGGTCCCACTTCCATAACGACTAAACCCAAAATCTGACTCTGTTGTCACTTCATAGGTGTTGCCTGCTACCGGCGCTCTTGTTGCCAGATAATCAGAAGTAAAGTCTCCATTTTCATCCACCGGACGCCAATAACTGATCCCGTTTTTCTTGTACTCCCGCGCTCCATACTTGATGCTGGCTGCCCCTTGATCGACATACCCCATCAACGCAAAGTTGTCTTTGTTTACATAATCTGTGACCGTTGCCGGTTGTACCAACTGAGGGATTTTTAGGAAGTAGACAATGTTGCCTTCAAAAAACTCATCATCTTCCACCAACTCTTGGCTTAGATTGTCTCTCCAAATGACTTTATTGGTTCCTGAGAGAAGTTCCGCTGGATTGGTTCTTGTCCAACCAAACAAATTTCCGTTTGATGTTGTCAAAATCTGCGAATCTGGCACAAAAGCTACTGATTGCGAAGCAATCGGGGCATTGCTTTCACTTCCCACCGCATAGTAGGTTGTGTTGTTGCGAGTTAGTGTCCGATACCCTTCACTCTCTGCTTGGCTGTCCGTAGATCCCGTAATCGTGTAGCCAAAATCCGTTGCGTTCGCAAAAGTCACTGGCTCTGGATTGTAAACAACCTCCGCTTGCCCTGCGTAGGCTGCTTCCAGCGTAGGATTTGCTGATTGTGAAATTGCTAAATTCAGACGTAGATTGGCTGTTCCATAAAAATCACTGAAAGCAATCGCATTCCCCGAATCCGGCAAGGCTGTTGAAGCACTAAAGTATTCTGCCAAGCCTTTCGATGGGTCAAATTCCCCAAACTCCGTCCTGATGTCGTCACTGTTTACTTGGCCAAAGACCAAGGCTCCGCTAGCTTTGACTGCCATCAGTTACTCAAAACAGGAGTGTTGTTATAGGTGATCGCGTACCAACTTCCTCCATGTGAAAAATGAGGAACGCCATTGGCTACCGCAAACATCCCCGGATACGAAGTGGCTGATGGTAAATCTGCAACCAACGTAAAGGAGTTGGAGTATTTAATGGCGTATGGCCCAAAATTAATATCTTCTGTACCAATCCTCGGATCTTCCGCAATCGATGTCCCTGGAGCATCATAAGTGATTGATAACGTGTCTGTGGCCGAATCATAGTTTACTGCTGTGATCCCTGGACCCGATGGACCTTGATCTCCTTCCAGCCCCAATAACCACTGCGATCCGTCCCAAATCTTTAAACGAGATACCGTTGAATCGTATGCAATCGCTCCTGTGGTCACGTTGGAAGATGGCAAGTTTGCTGTCGTGTACGAACCCAAAAACTTGTCGTTGACCGCACTGAGTGAATTGCTGGCCTCCGTGGCATAGTGCAATGCTGAATAGCCTGTCGATGTGTCTGTCAGGGTGTACTGACTGTTGTGAGCATTGACCGCTAGTTTCTTTGCATCATTGTATGCGTTGTCTGCTGCAGTTTCGCTGGCTGCCGCATTCGTTTCACTGGTTCCAGCGTTCGTTGCGCTAGTTGCTGCTGCTGTTGCCGAACTTGCCGCATTGGTTGCGTTCGTTAGTGCCGTATTCAGCGCACTGGCATTGTTGTTGATTTGTGCTGCCACCGTCACCACGTCGGTGATGTTGTCTCCAACCAAGACAATCTCACTGGCAGCCCCTTGCCCTAGATTGGTCGCAACGGCAGTGACGGATGCATCACTCCCTGCTACCGTTGTTACGTTTGCCGAAATGCCACTTACCGTCGATACGTCTGCTACGATTCCAGCAACACTCTGTAAACTGGCAGTGTACGGGGCCAACGTGTTCAATGACTGAATGTCCGCGTCACTGACTTCCACTCCCTGCAAAACCAAATCGGCTGTCGCAGAATTCGTAAAATCCGGATTACTGTTCCGTGCTACCGAAACATTGAGGTAGTACACATTGTTGGTGGCACTGTCCCGAACTAGATCCTTGGGAGCGTAGTCTTGATTGGCATCATACGTCCCCCGCCACTGCATCCCTGGAGAACGGACTACTTGAATTGCAAAGACATCAAAGTAGGTTTCGTTCGTCAGCAGAAAATTGCTGTTCGCTGGGACATCTGTAACGACGATGTACAAGATATTGTTGTCATCATCTCTTACTAGATCCCGTACCGTGTAGGCAGCCGTGGGATCATATACCCCCATCCAACGTAAGCCCGGTGGTCCTTGGGTACCTTGGGCTGCTACTGTAACTTGTGCGCGAGTAGTCATCGCGTGGCCTCACCTGTGATTCTGATTTTTCCTTGTAGCAACTTTTCCACTACTCCTGACAATTCAATCTCCAAGTCGTAATCGTATGAGCCCACGGCATAGGTTGCCGTCTTTGACGCAGGTACGGTTAATCGTAAATTTGGAGCGGTGTCATACACCGTAATCTCTTCCCCTGTGTTCCATGTGTCCGTTGCCGTTGGTGCCCCACGGTACGTCCGGATGTCAATCCGGGCCTCGTAGTTTGCCAACTGGCGCAACGTCCCTTCTTCGTCATTGAACGTCACGTCCAACCCAAAAGTTGTCCCCTGCTCCACATCAAAATCGTAAATTCCGTATGCCATTAGCGGGTTACTCGGAAATAACTTTCGTTGCGACCTTCACTTCTGCTGAGAGAATTGATCCCTTCTTGAAGTTTTGCTTCTGCTGCCAATTCCATGAACCTCATTCGGTACACCTGTCCTTTTTCAGCATTTCTGGTCTGCCCCTCGCGGTTGTACGCTCTCTCCAGCGCACCGAATACTAACGATTCATGGTAAAAGTGCCCAATAATCGGCTCTGCAGCATCATCGGTTGTGTCTAAAATTCTTGGCAGGCCACGGAGAGTAATCTCCTTGAAGACCTTCGTGGTTGCGTCCGGATCAATGAAAAGATCCTCATCGCGTGCGGGAAGTGGGAAAATGCGGAAACTTCTAGCGGATGCATTGTTGAAAACAATCGCCTCCACTGGACCATTCCGCTCTCTCCATTTGGGTGTGGCGTTGAGGGTGTAGTTTGCTCGTATTGTTGTGAATGGGTTTGGCACAACGCCGAATACCCCGTTTAGAAAATCTGCACCGCTACTGTACCGGAACACCGCTGCGTCCAACTCCCCTTCACTCATGATTGCCAGATTGATCCCGTCGAGGCTGGCGGAGACGATCTCCTCAATACTGTCTGGAACCGTTAGCACCGGATCAGTTGGAAGATAGCTGATTGCCCCTGGTTGCTGCTCTCCTTCCGTCAAGTACCGGAAGATCGTCTCCGTCAACTTCGTGATCACATAACTTTGGTTGGAGATCACTACCGTGTCCCCTGTGCTAAGTCCGTGAGCCGATGCGGTGGTTACTGTGACCGTCTTGCCATCCACCGTGGCGGTTCCTGCTACGGTAGTTGCTGGTCCACCGCCAGATAAAGAAACCGTTGCCGTGACCTGTGGTTGCCTGCTGATGCGGACAAACTCCCGTTGGGCGTCATCGATGTAGCGATTGATCTCGCTATTCGTCCAACGGCGGTTGTCTCCATCCTGCAACGCCTCCTCTACCCGCTCTCGGATCTCTCTTCTATTCACTGATTGATCTCAATGACTTCAAATCTCTCCATGCTTTCATCTACCGGCTTTGACGCATTCTTTGGCCACCGAACCGCCCGCAGTTGAAACCTTCGTGATGAACGTCCTACCAACGATCTCATTGGATCGGGTTGCAGGTAACGGGTTCTGACCGTGTCACTAAGTGCGTTAAAATGTTGAATCGGAAGCAGCACCGGCTTGTTGCGGGGGATGATGATCGTGTGGGTGTCCACCGTGACCGGCACCGGACCCAAGTCCCATACCTCGTCTCCACTGTCAATCTGAGCCACCACATGCCCATCGGCTGGACGATGCTTGACATCAACAACTTGGGCCATCTCCAACCCCTCCTTAACGAAGGTGAACTGATCCTCACCTGTTCGTTTGTAGGATTCGTGAAGCGTTGGCTCCGGTAATTTGTTCTCTTCTGGTAAAAGTCCTCCGGCTACTGCCATTGGTCTTCTCGCTTTTTAAGGGTTGCTAAATTCCCGACGCCCCCCACGATGGGAGACATCGGGAGTCAAACGGTTAAGAGTACGCTACGTTTGGCTCGAAACGGAAATCCACCCAGAAGTACATGTCTCCTGCGGTGGCAGCGGCTCCAACGGTGGTTACGGTTGCCCGTACCACATAGTTGTCTTCGCCATCGTCCGTTGCGGTGTAGGCCGTCACGGCGGTCATCTGCTTTGCAGCAGGGGACTCGGTTCGGGCTGCAGCCTTAATGCTGGTGGATGCCAAGAAGGAATCCACTGTATTGATGTCGCCAACCTGCACAGCGGCTGAAGTGCCGTTGTCGAAGGCGGTCTTGACGACGACGTTGGCCTTCTCCACGATTGCGCCTTCCGGCACAACAATGTCAAAGGTGTAGGTTCCTGCGGCGGCAACATCCGCTGCTTGAACCCGAACATGCTTGCTCGTCTGAGGCATGTTGATGTGTTTAACGAGAATCGATTCCATTATTATCTCCTAACTTGGAATCGCCCCACCCAAGGGTAGGGCTATTGTAATTAGATGTTAGTTGCGCCAACTTCGATGCGGTAGAGATAGAGATCTTGCAAGATTACACAAGAATACATTGTGTCCCATGCAACCGTTCCTCTCTGTCCCAATGGATCGCCAGGGCCAGGTTTTGGGCTCACTACCTTGGATCGGAGTGAATCCTTCCCACCCAACGTGGCACATCCACCGAAGTCTGCAGCCATTATTACAATTGGGTACACGTCAATGTTTCCGCCAGTGGACTTGAGGCCGGTAGCACCTACCGCCGCTCCAGCACCTTTGAAAGGCATCGCCTGTGTGGTCAGAATGAAGCGAATTCCGCGTGCGGCTCCTACCTCTCCGTCCATCACATCACCCTGATCGGCATACTGCTCAACGGGCACATAACCCGGAAGTGCTTCCAGATCCTGACGTAGATCCACATGGCCAATCGCAACGAAGGACTCACGGATTGGGCTGGTGGAGACACCGTCGGTGGCATCCAACTGCTCTTTCAACTTGGTCGCGTCGTTGTTCTCCAAGACTCGGATCGCACGGTCCAACAAGGTCGTTGCCGCTGTTCCTGCCGCAGCGTTTTTGTTGGCAATCGTGTAGTTCACGTCACTTCTGCCGGTTGCTCCTGCAGAACGTGCGTACCCTACCTGTGATCCTGCTCGGAATTCCTTGTAGGAGATGAAGTCCAGCGTCTCGCCTGCTTGCTGCGCCTGTCGCTCTGTGATCACTTGGACAATCGGATCGTGGCTTGCGGCCAACATAATGTCGGTGGTGTTCACATACGAACCATACTGCTGCAAGTTGTGCTTGATGGTCGTGTGCTGGAGATTTACGAAATTCGGGGTCACCCCTTCGGCAATCGGCGTGTCCACAATCGGGAACCGCTCGTACCGTCTGTGACGAATCTCCAGACCCTCTTTCTGTGGCTTGGTTTCGCGTTGAGCAAATTTGCTGAAGGTGAGTAAACGCTTCGCAATCGGAAGCATTTTTTTCTGGATGGTGTAGGCGTCGTGCTTGCTCAGATCACCGTAAGATGATCCCGTAAGCAGGCCAGTTCCTGCGTTGATAGCCATTTTTCTGTCCTTTCAACAGGCTATCTGGTCATTAACCTAAATGGTTAATCAACAGATAGTCGATTCTTTTAAATCTAGACCGCGATGGACTCCCAAAGTTCTTCGTCCGACATGTCCTCTGGTCGTCTCTCCGACTGTCTAGGATTACTATTCTTTAACAGACCCTGTGCTGCCTTCCGGCGTACAGCGCCTTGCGTCTCTTTTGGTGGCCCCTGCGGCTGCTCCACCGTTTGTTGTCCTGGTGCCTCTGCGGCTGTTGCTTCCTCTCTGAACCTTTCCCGCCCCACTGGGGTGTTGAGAAAGTCGTTCATGACTGCCGCGTGATCCTCCGGATTCATCGATTGTGTCATTGCCGCTAGGCGTACCGGGCTGGCATTGACGTATTCGTAAAACTCCGGACTCTTGTCAATATCCATGTAGTCCCCACCAACATGCGTCCTCATGTAGGCTGCGTGCTGCAACCGATACTGATTCGCTTTGTACTGCTGGGCTACTTGCTCCAAGTTTTCCAAACGTTCGTCTGGAACCCCTGGATTGATGTTCTGTGTCGCCTTAGCGATCTCATGAGCAATGAGCTTCTTGTACGCAGAAGTCAGTTCTTGGAATTCTTCCAACGTCTGCTTGGTGTTCGGGTCAAACCAGTCTTCGTCCAACGGAGTTGGCTCTTTTGACGTTTCTGGAGCCAGTGGTTGTTGCTGACGCATCTGCTCCAACGCTCGTTCCATCTCCAACCGCTCCAGGCGTAACTGTTGGAACTGATCCCTCAGTTCCTTCGTCTCCTCGTTGCGTCGGTGGAACTCCCTCTCCAAATCCCGGTACCGCTTTTCGTAGTTGTGCTGCTCCTTCTTCTCCTCGGCGGTTGGCTCAGAGGGTGCCTCTACTTCAAAGACCTCTGATTCCCCCTCTTCCTCGGTAGTGGAAGATGCGTCATCACTTACGTCCTGCGTCTCCGGCTCGGACTCCTCTCCTGCAGCAGCAGGAGGATTTCCTGCTTGGTCCCATAACTGGTCATCCGTCAACTCTGGGGCTGTGTCCTCCACTGTGGGAGACGCCACCGAAGTTTCTTCACTGACTTGCCTTGACTCTTCTGCCATAGTTGCTCTCTCTAGGTTCTGCGCTTCTCAGGGTGCCCATTGAATCATGGATCTGAGTTTTGGCGGACGGCTTGTGGGTTCATTGGCAATGACAAGACCTCCTGCATTGCCTCCCGATAGCCCTTCCATTGGGCAAATTGAAGCCTCTTGGCTTCGGTTTCGATGTTCGCAGATACCAACTGCTCCTCCGTGTCCTTGATCGATTGGAGTAAATGCCGGTACAGCACTTTCCAACCGGGTGATTCCACTAAGGTCGTAATTAGCCTTGCGTCCATCAATTCATCATATTCGTTTGGTCATTGGCTTCCTGGCGCTGCTGCGCCATCAACTGGCGGGGATTGCTCTCTCCTCCCTGCGCCTGCAGTTGCGCCTCCTGCCCCCGCTGCTGCGCCAATGCATTCAACTGCGCTACCTGCGCCTGACGCATCCTCTCCTGTTCCTGTTGCGCTGCCTGCATCGCCTGCTGCTGCGCTGCCTGCGCCTGTTGCGCCTGCATCGCCTGTTGCGCCTGTTGCTGCATTTGTTGCTGTTGCAACTGCTTCTGCTGCTCCTCGTTGATCAACATGCTCATTCCGTAATAATCTGGTATCGCCTCCCGCAATACATTCCCCTGCCTCAATAACTCCATCCGCTCTTGAATCTGACTCTGGCGGATGTCCTCGCTGGCTGCCTTCTTTTCATCCAAAATGGCCTTCGTCTTTTCAAATTCGCTGCGTAATTGGAGTTCCTGCTGCAACGACTGGATCTTCATCTGCTCCATCTGCTGCGCTTGCTGGGCCTGCTGCTGCGTTAGCTGTTGCTGGGCCTGCTGAACCTCCTGCTCCGATTTGACGATCATCTCCGGATCTAGATTGAACGCTCGTACCAACGGCTGCACAAAGGCGTCGTAGCGGATGTAGTTCTGTAACTGCGGTAACTGGCCAATTGTGGAAAGGAACTGAATCAATTGCGTGTTGTGGACTTCCTTTGCTACATACTGCGTCCAGCCTGTGCAGATCGCCTCGTAGTCCCCCTTCAGACTCATGTCCCCACTGTCTACCATGATCCAACGGTAGATCGCCTCAATGTTGCGGGTGATCATGTCTGAAACCGAACGAACAACATCCGCCGTCTGCTTGTTCGCGTTGCTGTTGAGGATGCTCATCCCTGTCGCTGTGCGGGTCTGCGCCGGAGACATGTCCCCATACCCAATCGCCGTCTGACCACTGTCGAGGTCTGCTTCTTTCTCCAAGACTTGGATTAGGTTGATCAACCCGTTGGTTACGTCCGGAATCACTACCGAAGAAAAAGCGTCCTGCACACTCATCCCCGATCTGACCTTGAACTGCTTGCCTGCGCGGATTGACTCCAGGTCACTGCCACTTTCAAATGCTGCCGGATTGACCACCGTCATCGGGACTGCCGATAATTCCTTCCCTTCGACCAACATCGCGTAACTGAAGTTGATTAAATGCTGGATGTCCCGAATCGCGTAGTAGATTCCATCGCCCCAAATGCTCTCCGGATTCCGCTGCCAGTACGCAAAATCATAAGGCTTGCGGCCATCAAACGGGTTGATCGCCATCTTGATCACCTTGTGGCCGACCACATGGCAGACAATGTCCAACGTTCCTGTGAAGTCGTCCTCTATCGGTAGATGCGCCTTTAGATCATCCGCGTCCATCTTGCCCCAGAACTCCAGCACCTCAAATTTCTTCACCCGGTGCGAGTTCGTCTCGTCCAACGTCTTCGGATGCTCACTCTGGTCCTGCCCCTCTACACTGCCAATGTTGTCACTGATCACCTCATCGATGACCTCCGGCAAGAACCCTTCCTGGCTTTTTCCCAACTCCCGTAACTGAATCGATGAAAGGAAACTCCGGTGGATGATGTACTCCGCGTCTTCTGCGCTGCTGGCCTCTGGTGTTGGGAAAATGTTCCAAATGCTTACATAGTCCACCGATGGAACCAGTTCCGATTCAATCTGAGCCTCTATCTGCTCCATGAACTGGCCCGACATCGGGTCCATCACTTGGCTTGTCTGGTATACCGGATAGTTGATGTACTCCAGCATCGGGGACTTCGTGACACAGGTGCCGTACAAGCAAAGCTCATGTACTGCGTCCTGCAACGAATCCAAGTAGTGCGTCTGGTCCAGCACATCCCGTATCCGATCCTCCATGTTCTGCGCTCTCTGCTGCACTGCGTCCAGCAGTTGATAGCCCTGCAACCCCTGCTGTACCAAGTCCGGAGGCAAGTACCTCGGCTTTCTGGAAGGGGTTACCGAAAATGGGATTCTTCCATCGTCAAAGAGGAGACTGCCGATCTTGACCTTCGCACTGTTGACCTTGCGGCGAGTCTGGTTGATGAAAATCCCCCTCCTCGCGGCAACGTTGTCCCCAGCAGCACTGCTGATCTTCTCTGGATACTTCGCACGGTACGCATCATAGGCGTCCCGCCAGATCAACTCGTTCTCCTGACGGTACTCCTTGCTCTTCTCAAACAACTCCCGAACCGCCTTGCCAATGTCGTCCAGTGGGGCCGACACAACCTTGACCTCTACCTCCACTTCCGATGGCATCTCGTCATCAAATGACTGCAGATCTGGATCACCTCCTTCCTGGGCTAGAATTTCTTCTTCCGTCATTCCTGGGGCTACTGCCATTACTGCTTCTTTCGGTTCGCCGTCTTGCTGATTACTCGCAAATTGCTTGATTTGTTGTTTCTTGGGTTTCCATCGCGGTGGTCCACTTCCTTACTCCGGTCCCCCTTCGTAAGGCGTCCCGCTCCCACCATGCGCCGACGGGCCGTGTTCCTTGCGGCACGGGCCTTCTTCTGCGCTGCTGTTCCGTGGTAGTCATCGTACTCCTTGCGGTAGTTGCGAGATCTTTTGGTCACTTGACGTATTCCCAAAAATCTTCCTTTTCTTTTCCACGTTCCTCAACGTGGTAGACCAGACGCTCTAACAACGCCCGGATCTCCACCAGTTCATCTACCAACGGGTCCATGTCTACTACGATCACGTCGTAGTTTTCTTCGTTCTCCGGGGTCACTTCTTCTTCATCCCCTTCTTGGCCTTCATCATCATCATTTGCTTCTGCATCGCCGGAGACATCTTCTTTGCCGACTTCCCGGCAGGCTTCTTCATCATTTTTTTTCCGTACATGGCCTTCTACTCCTACGTTCGTTGGGGTTGATGGTGATTACCTGGCTGGGGTGCAACACCCACAGGCTCCGATTTCCAACGCGCTTAGACCGTAGCCCCTTGTCGCGATGGCTTTTTTAGATCTCTTGGGCATCCGATAACCCACCTGACGGGGGCTGGCGGCTCGGCCTCGGTCCACCGTCTGGCTACTGGTTTCTTGCGTTTGATGCATGGTTTTTTCTTTTTTTTAGACATTATGACTTAATTTGTCTAAGACCTCAATACTATATGCTCGGCGGAATGTAAACCCCCCACTTGGTTTGTTGGTACGCTGGGGCACCATGCCAAGTGTCCCCACGACTCGGCGCACTGCTCCAGGGGTGCAACTTGCACGATAATGCTGCTAACGCCAACGCCATCACACAGTCATCGTGCGATCCCAACTGCGCTGCCGTCTTGCCGTTCGGTAAAAAAACAAACGTCTGTAACTCGTCAATCACCCGTGGGCTGTGTACGACCAGTTCACGCTCACGGATTAACTCCCGTAAGTAGTCCACCAACACCGGCTTCGTCTTCACCGATGTCTTGAACCCAATCTTGCGGGTCGCCCGGTTCGACCGCTCGTCCAACGTCTTGTCAAAGTACAAGTTCGGGTAGTTGTGGAACTCCTGCAGGAACTTGAGCGTTACCAGCCCGTGGTTGTTGCTCTCCACCGTCAGTAACGCCTCGTTGTACCAACGGCCCAAGGCCGTTAACTGCCATGCAAACAAATCCGGGTCGATCTTTGTCCTCAAGGTCGCACACTCCTCATACGTCTCTGCGTCCAAAACCACCGCAACACTGTAGTCCGTGTCCCGCGTCCCTACCTCTATCCCCTCCGATACGTCTGCCCCAATCCGATACTCCCGACCTGCCCTCGGCATCCGCCATACCGTCAACTCTGCCGCCTTCTCTCCAGCCGCCTCCACAGGCTCCAGCAAGTACGCATTGCGACCATCCGGCTTCCTCCGCTTCACCGGTATCGTGTACTGCCATGCCGGATCTTCCCGCATCAGCTTCTGCGACTTCATGTACAACTCGTTCAATACCTCCCGGTCAAATACCCCCCGTCCCGTTGTGACAAACGCCTCCCTCGCCGAACTCGGATACTCCTGGTGGAACTTGTCCAAATCCCCCTGACACTGCGTCCGAATGCACTCCCGCCTCCAATGCAAATGCTCCAACGTTACCCGAAATATGAACTCGTTCGGGTTCTCTCCTGCTTCCTCCTCGGTAGTGGAGGATGCCGACTGAACCTCCGGTATCGTAATGTCCGATGGAGCTAACTCCGCTAACGGATCTTCCCCTACGTCAAAGGAAATCTCCTGCTCCAACAACAACTTCTCCTCCTCGCCCCCATACCTCGCGTCTGTTCCTACCATGTCCGCAAACGCCTGCCGCTCCTCCAACGTCCCAAACGGCTTCTTGTAGTGCGAATAACAGTACCAGGGGATGAATACCGCCTCAAAACCACTGTCCCCTGCCTCCGCAGCCCAAAACATGTCGTAGAATACTCCGCCTACCCCGTTGGCGGTGGATTCTAAAATGACCTCCGTCTCGTACCCCTGCACCACCGTGTTCAACAAGCCCGTCAGGTAGTCCTCCCCACCGTCCCCCCAAAAGGCAACCTCCGAACAGTGCAGGAAATCCGTCTTGGAACCCCGTACCTCACGGCCTCCTACTGTCGCCAAACCGTACTCACTGCCCAACTTGCCCCATACCAACTCGTTCTTGCCCGAATACCGGACCTCCGGCTTCAAAATCGGCGGTAAGTGTTCTTCCATCGTCCTCGACATCCCAAACATGCTGTTCGTCGCCGCACGGGAGTGCGTGACGATCATCACATTTTTGTTCTCCCTCGTTGCCGCACGCTGGAAATACCGCCCCTGGACCCAAGTGCTGACACCAAACCGACGGGCCTTGAGGACGATCATCCGCACCTGACCCTGCTCGCGTAACTGACGCTCCGCGATGCGGTGCAAAATGTACTGGATCGGGTTCAAGATGAACGGAATTAACTCGCCACTGCCAAACTGCTGAACCTTTAAGGCGTGCTGGTAGTACCACATCGGGAAATGGTACGCCGTTGTGACGATCTGCTTGAGAGCTTCGTAGTCTGGGTGGGACTCAGGCTGCGTCGTTGGTTCCATCGTTAGTGGATTTCTTGGGGAGGAATCCCGCTGCCCCCATCATCGGGCGACACCAGGAGGATAAATCCGCTGGGACTCCCCATGTGGAAGTGGGAATGTTCGTGACGTGACGGGCGCAAAAGGCTCTTCGGGGGCAGTCTACCGCCGTGCAAAGACAATAAGATCGGTTGTTCATGGAGGTTGTGGGTGGAAATGACTAGGGGACTCCTAATATATATATGGGGGCTGGACCTGGCCAGGTCCAGGGGGGTCAGTCTTTGAATGTTTGAAGATCAAAAGATATGGATATTAAGACCTTCAAATATTTGTTTATTTCACTTTCTGCATATAACCTGGTTTTTCCTGATTTCTTGAGAAAACGGAATATCTAGTTGATTTGCTTCAATGGTGCTTCTATTCCTTTTGGAATGTTTCCAAGCATATGTTCAACCGTAACAGTCTGATTTATTTGTTTGTTTTCCTGCAATGCTCCAACTTCACTGCCAAGCATTCCTAATACTTTCGCAGCCGGTGCGAATGCTTTCGCTGCCATCGCTTCTTTATATAGGTTCATCGCTTCGCCGATAACCCATGCTTTCGACAAGGTCGCTGCTGCTGCTGCTGTTGCTTGTAGTTCCTTCAAGTATGCTTGGATTTTTGGTCGCTCTAGTATCTGTCGAATTGCAGTAGTTGGGTTCCCGTCTTTGTATCCTGCAATCTTTAATGCTTTCAAACCATTGAAATCATTTGCCAAATATGATTGGCAAAAGATGATCTCTCTTTTTGTTAGCACTTCATTTGACATGCTAGCCAGTTTTGTGATGTAATGGTTGCAACATCAGACAAGGCAACGCAATAGCAAGCCAGTCTGATGCAAATCAAATCCTATCAACATTATTTCTATAAAGTGTTAGGCGTTGATTTGACATTCATTAGACGATTAGAGTATAATAGTACTCAACAATTCAGACAAGGCAAGACAGCAGGCAAGGCATGAGTGGTTGCTGCCGGTCAAGGATGTTGTAAGTAAATCCGTCATTCCGGCCCTGCAAAAGATTTTCGACAATTCAAAGCGTGAACGCCTAACCACGGTAGTCAATAAGATTCACGCTGAAACTAGGCGGACTAGCAAAGCAGTCCGTTCAAAAAGATTCACCAGAAAACAGTACGTCCAACGTTGGGCGAAAGCGTGGTGGATCTATGCCTCCTCCAGAAACCATGCCTTCGGGCATGGCCTAGAGTGCATCAAGGTGGACTGTAGGCCATGACTAAACATGGCGATTATCAACTTATTCTGGAGGCATCATGCGAAAGCAATTAGTGGTCAGTCAATTTCCTCAGTACAAACGCCTACGAATGTGGCGCATGTCACCATTGGAACACTTAGAAAGTGGTGTCAAGTACTACAAACGCAAACGCAAGTGAGTACAGTTCCAACGCACACCATCGTGCGTTGACTGGTGTACTCACAACGATGCACCACAACCAAAATTCTGGAGGCAATATGTCATTCACTTGCTCAGTGATTAGAAAAGGCAAGAAATTACAATTCGATTCCTTGCTTGAGATGGAGAATGCTCTAAGTGAGATTGACTTCGACCACTTTTCCCAAGGCAAATTGCGTGATCGATACGAAACGTACCGATATGCTGCGAACGACGGGAAAGGTAACGACTCAACAACTGGCAAGCCACTGCTAACATTCGACGAGTGGCTTAAAATGTAAACCTAGCATCAGACTGCTATCGGCAGTCTGTTAGTAGGTTTCCAACCTGCTGCCACTGGGACAACTACGTTCAGTAGTGTCCTAAAAATAATAATTTCTGGAGGCAATATGGCACTGTTAAGCACAAGCGGAAATCCAAAACTTGAGAAGAGTGACAACAAGCAACTTGGCTTTCTGACTGCCGGACTAAACCTAGCAGCAGCAGATACTTCGGGCTACGAGGTATGTCCTAGCAGATCCGAAGGTTGTTCCAACGTCTGCTTGCTCTACCAAGGACGTGGACAAATGAAGTCTGTGATGAATGCGAGAATCAAGAAGACAATCAACTTCTTTGAAGATCGACTGCCATTCAAGGAGCAACTCTATGCTGAAGTCTCTGCGTTCCGGCGCAAAGCACAACGCAAAGGACTGACTCCAGTCATTCGACTGAACGTGATGTCCGACATCTCTTGGGAACGACAGATCCCTGCGCTGTTCTCCGACTTCCCAGACATCCAGTACTACGACTATACCAAGCAGGAGCATCGAATGGATGCATACCTTGCTGGTAGCAAGCACTGGCCTGCGAACTACTCGCTCTGCTTCAGTCGAAGCGAGAAGAACGAGGACTACTGCCGCACTGTTCTCCAACGTGGTGGAACCATCAACGTAGTATTCCGTGACTGGTTCCCACTCTCCTTCCTTGGATATCCCGTCATCGATGGTGACGAGGACGATCTGACCTTCCTCACTCCATCGCATACTGTTCGCGCTGTTGTCGCAAAAGGTACGGCACTGCACGACACAACTGGCTTCGTTGTCGATGCGACTGACAAGCATATGAAGTCATCTTGGCAACGACAAAAAGCGGAGGCAATCGCATAACTGAGATCCATGCCTAGACACCCACGGGGTGTCTAGACCTGACATCACGGTGATGCAGGACAACGAACAACAATCTGGAGGCGTATGAAAATCAAATACTACCTAGTCACGCGACCAAATCTAACTGATTGCCAAAGATATCGGAATTCTGATGCGTTGCTAAATGGCAACGGCGCACGCATTTGGTCGCAAATAGTCAGCGACAAAGGTGCGGAAATTATTTTGTTCACGCCGTATCGGACCACAACGGAACAAATCGAAAACTGGGTGCAGCAAATCCGCGATAATCGCGACGTAGTTGGCAAGATCAGAATTGTAATCAACTCGCACTCTTGTGCGCAATTAATAGAGGCACTATGAAACAGAAACTACTAGCCCGTAAACGATGGATCAAGGCGAGAGAAAAAGCGATGGATCGTATCCTCGCAAGGATACCAAAAGAAGAACCTACGGAGGAGAACGCCAATGTTTGAGGAGATGACACGAACAGAAGCCATCACCACTTATGTGCAGATGTGCGAAGAAGGCGAAGAAGGCGGACACACCGAAGCAGAAATGCGAAATGTGTACAGACAACTACTGGACCAGTTCGGCTACGATGGAGTCCAAGAAGAACTAGAACACTTCTACTAAAACCCAGATTGTTACGCTCTTAGAAAGAGCGTAGCGACCTGCGTTTTAAGCAGGGATTAACAACCAACTACTGGAGGCAATATGATTCATTGGGACATGACAACTAACACCTACTCAACAATCCACATCAACGATGTAGATGTTCGTACACTACGTCACATTGGCTACAAGTTTTTTTGTGTAAAGATTGACTGGAATTACGAAGGTCAACTTGACGAAGATGACATTGAAAACCAACACGACACCAGCATCCAAGAAACAGTGTATGTCATCGCTGCAAATGAATGGCTTGCTGAACGTACCGCCTTCCTCCACTTGGGCGATACCTACTCTCCAGCAGGAGATGCTTGGGCGGACGTAAGTGACGCAACAACCGCAACGGAAATCGAACCACTGGGCTTGAAACCGACTTACTACACCATCTCCATAAATCTAGAACCCTAAGAACCCAGACCGTCACCCTTCACGGAGGGTGATTGCCTGCGTTCTTCCAACGTGGGGTAACCAACAACGCCAACAAGGAGAGGCACAATGATCACGAATCGAAAAGCAATCAGTACTCAGTACATTGAATGGGCAATCTCAGCACTCGCTGAGAATGGGATTCGCTCCAACGCCACGAAGTACACTGTCAAGCACACAAAACTGAACGGTGAAACGGTAGATGTTGCACCAAAGAAAATCATTTCGACAGCGCACAAGCTGCAGTTTGAAGAACCCCTACCACACAGCCGCTTCAGCGGTGGCTACGAAACCAACAACTTCCTGCGACGCCACGGCGTGGAGGTGACAACGCTATGACCAACCCCCTACCTCTAGGTCGAGTGGCAACACTCGGCCTGGAACCTTCAAGGAGAGGCAACCATGATCCAACTGACCGCACAACCTTCGCAACGATACCTCCCACCGACAGATGATTGGGAGTCTTTCATTCAGAACTGCCATGAAGAGGATTTTTCTGGTCCACCTATGCTTGGGTATAGACAAGACTATGAAATTGCCACAGTGACAGATCTGAGCATCCATATGGGCATATTGACGCCTTTCAACTTAGACGATTTGACTAGGAGTGAGTAATGAAACTGAATATCTCGAAGGAACGAGCAGACATCCCCAAGATCGACGCTGCCATCGGGAAGTGGCTCACGCACGGAACGACCATCTTCCAAATGCGAGACTTCGCCAATCAGGCAGAAAAACTCTTGGACAAGATCAAGCTGCCCAAGGCCAACCGCTCCGGCGTGCAACACGCCTTCTACTCCGGCAGCGTGGTTCCCAACCGTTACCGACACGAACGTTCAACGCACTGTGTCCTGCTGGAGCGCGGCACAAGGGACTGGTATCTCAGGTCCGTCTATCGAACCACCCAATCCCCTAGCCAAGGCCACCGTGCCGAAACCTACCTCACCAGGAAACAGCGGGACATCGTTGTCCGCCAATTCACCAAGCAATTCACCGTCCTCAAGGACAACGCATTGGAAACCACCGCAAAGGAGACAACTTGACCGCTGGCCATCGTACCGTGAGCCCCTATGACCGTGGCTCCGCCGATGCCTACTACTGGCGTGGGCCGGAACCCCACTACTACTCCAACGGCTGGCGTATCCCTGCCTCAGAGATGACGGCAGACCAGATCGCCAGCTACCACCGTGGTTATGCTGAAGAGCATGACCGGAAAGATTATTTCACCTTTGGTTGCGAAAGGATCTGACATGGACGCCACCCTCCGTTTCCTGACCTTCCTGCTGCTGACCAGTTGCGCCTTCCTGCTGCTGGTCCCCAGTATCCTCAACAGCATCACGTTCTGGATGCGAGTTTTTGAAGTCACCATCAAGTGAGGCCCCATGCACTACCTCGTCTTCGCCGGAACCTCCGGCCCCCTGCGGCCCATCTTCCACACCACCGACTGGTCGGAAGCTGCCGCCATCCAAGGTCAGGTCCACTATGACCCAGCCCTCGACACCACCGCATGGCTGTGCGAGTTTGAGTCAGAAGACCTGCAATTCTTCCAGATCGATCCGGCCCAGCAGGGCTGGGTTGATCCAACGTTCAACACGAAGGAGACGGCATGAATCTGCAACACTGCGTACCCATGAAAATCTGGACATACAAATCCGTCAAGGCTTGGATCGTCAAGTACGAAGAAGACGGCGAAGTTGATTATGAAGTTCACTTCTCCCTCATGGATGCATCGGATCACGCAGGACAGGCATCCGCCATTATGCCACTACCGGAGATCATCGAAGCCAAGGTTCTGATCAAGGACGGGTTTAGCTGGCCGGATCGTGAAGAGTATGGCGAACATCGTGGCAAGACACGGAAAGATCCCAACGTTGTAGATTTCATCAAACAGATCGAAGCCGAACAGGAAAAAGAAAGGAAATTCTATGAAGAACTCGACGACGACGACGAAGAACAAACGTACTGAAGCCTGCTACTACCTCCGCACCTCCAGCGCCACGAACGTTGGTGGCGATTCCGACGTGCGGCAGAAGGCCGCCATCGAAGCCTACGCCTTCCAGCAGGATCTCACGCTGGTGCGTGGGGCATACGATGCTGCCGTCAGTGGCAGTGACCCGATCCACACTCGTCCAGGTCTGACCGACCTGCTCGACTGGATGGCGAAGAACGAGGTCAGCCTGCTGCTGGTGGAGGACGCCTCTCGCTTCAGCAGGGATCTGATGGTGCAGGAACTAGGACACACCTACCTCCAATCCGTCGGCATCCAACTGATCCCCGTGGACGCACCGGAATCCTTCACGGGCGACGATGATGAGAACCCCACCCGCAAACTGATCCGGCAGATCCTTGGCGCTTTACGGGAATGGGACAAGGCGCAAACGGTCCTCAAGCTGCGGGGGGCTCGAAGGAGGGCACGGGGTTCCAGCGGCAAGCTAACCCGCGCTGGGGTAGGCAAGTGCGAGGGGCGGATCTCCTTGGAGGAACGCTACCCCGGCATCACGGAGCGGATCTACCACCTCCGTGAGGAGCGCAAACTCAAGTGGGCGGTGATCCCCCCGCAACTCTGGGAGGAGGGATTCACCAGCGAGGTAGGCACACCGATCAGCATCAGCAGGCTCCACGCCCTGCACCGTGCGGCCTTGCGGCGCGAGTCCTGCGGACAGCATGGGGGTTCGGACTGACTTGTACTACAATTGTAGTGTTAGCATTACCCCCAACAAAAACCCGCTACCCCAGATTCTATCTATTATCTTTCTTATATTATATTAATTGTATTACAATTATTATTATTATTATTATTAATTAATTAATTATATATATGTACACGCGTATACGCGAGAGGCTTGCACGAAGGAAAAAAAATTTACACCATCCTCA